AGCCGCCCAAGCGTTTTTGAAAATGCGCGAAGACGCGGTGCGATCTTCGAAAGATGTCGAGGCTTACGCGAAGGGCTTCAGTGAAGTTCTCAGCACCGTGGGCCGAAAAGCTCTCGGTATCGCTTCCATTTTCGTTGGAGGCATGGGGTTTAAGGAATTCGCCGAACATCAAGTTAAGACCAATGCAGCGCTAGGCCGGACGGCGCATTTCCTAGATATGAACGTCAAGGAGCTTTCGGCATGGCAAGCTGCTGGAGAGACAGTCGGCGCGACAGCTGATGAAATTTCGGGATCAATAGGAAGTCTTGTTTCCGAATTCGCTAATTTTGGCATCGTTCTAAATTCCGGAATGATTCCTTATTTCAAAGCTGCCGGTATCGATATATCGAAATTTTTTGATCCGCGAACCGGCGTTTTAAAAGACGTGCCTGGTTTTCTTATTGCCATTTCATCGGCTCTTCAAAAGATGGACCCTGCGCGCGCCGCCGAATTCTCTAAGCAATTCGGTTTAAGCCCCGGCATGATGAATCTTCTCGCGCTCGGACCGGACCGCGTTGCAGCGTTAGTTGAGCAAATGCAAAAATTGGCTGGTGTGACGGATGAAGACGTTGCGGCGGCCCAAAAGCTTCAAGCGCAATGGACGCTGGCTGAAAAATCTTCTGAATCATTCGGCCGAAAAATATTAACGCTGCTGGCGCCAGCGCTCGGAACCGCGCTTGATATTTATACAAGGCTTCTAAATGCCATCGCGAATCCTCCTACCAATCCAGAAGATTTAGGAAATGATATTGCCGAACTTTCAAGCGGCGGTTTCGCAACGCCAGATACCGGCGGAGGCGTTAGTGGTTTCAAACCGGGAACGACTGCCAGCATAGGCGGTTTCAAAAACCTTGATGCGCAGAAAAAAGAACGTGAGGCTTATATCCGGTCTTATGCGGCTTCAATTGGCATCGATCCCGACCAAGCAATGCGCGTCGCACGCTCCGAAGGCTTCAATAATTCTAGACCTGGCGACGCCGGTTCATCATTCGGAGATTTTCAACTTCATTACGGCGGAATAGCTTCAGGCGGCAACGCAGTCTCTGGGCTCGGTGACGATTTCACGAAAGCCACGGGGCTTCGCGCGAGTGATCCAGCAAACTGGAAATCAGCCGATAAGTTCGCTCTCGATTACGCGCGTGAGCATGGCTGGGGCGCATGGCACGGTTGGACCGGGCTACCGTTCGCCGGGATAGGTGGGTTGCCATCTGGAGGCTCCGGTGTGGCCGCAGGGAACACGGATAACAGCCGTTCCAGCACAAGCACAAGCCAAACGCACATCGATCAGATTACCGTCAATACAGCGGCAACGGACGCGGATGGCATTGCGTCTTCGCTTCCTGCTGCTGTCTCTCGCCGAAATTCTATGGCGCAGCAATCGAATGCGGGAGCCAATTAATGGCTCTCGGAACTATCCTTCTTATTGCCGATGAAATTCTAACTGGCGCGTTCGGACTTCAACAATGGGGAATTTTTTCCGACGGCGAACCGATAATTGAACCTGATACTTACATATCGTTCGATTACAAGCAGACTTGGACACTTTCGGATTATCCGTTAGAAGGCGGCGCTTTCGAAACTTACGACAAAGTTCAAACGCCTTTTGATGCTCGATTTCGTGTCGCGTCCGGAGGGTCGGATGCCAATAGACAAGCGCTGCTCGATTCAATCGCGGCAATCGCCGGGGACACGAATACATACGACATAGTTACGCCGGAAGAAGTTTATCCGAGTGTGAATGTAGCCCATTACGATTATCGTCGGACTTCAACGAATGGCCTCGGTTTAATTACAATTGATATTTGGCTAATTCAGGTTCGAATCACGGCGATGACTTCATTCACCCAGACGCAATCTCCTAGTGCGGCTAACCCGGTGAGCGCGGGCCAAGTCCAACCTGCACAACAAATCAGCATTCCGTTGAATCCGAAAAACGTAACGCCGCTTCAGTAATGCCACAAACAATTCCGCTTCAGTCCGTTCCGTCTCAAGTGCTTTCGGTAATATTAAACAGTCAGCAGTGCCAGCTGAAAGTTTATCAAAAATCGACTGGACTTTATATCGATGTTTATTTGAACGGTTCGCTTCTTAAAGGCGGACAGATTTGCCAAAATGAAAATCGGATAATTCGTGACGCCTATTACGGATTCGTTGGCGATATGGCCTTCGTCGATAGCCAAGGTTCGAATGATCCGGATTACACTGGGTTAGGTGGAAGGTTCACGTTGAATTATTTTGATCCGGACGAAGTGACGCAGGCACTCGCTCAGTGAGTCTAGTTCAACGCCTCATCAACGTTAAGTTTCAACTCGCGAATGGAACATTTGTCGAGTCAGGAACAGACACGGTTGAATTAAGCGGGCTTCGCATAACTTGCGATATTGTTAAGGCTGGTGGCCCTTCAATGGGTACGCTGGAAATGCAGATTTACGGAATGACGTTGAGCTTGATGAACCAGCTTTCGACGCTCGGAATAAAAGTAACGCTGGTTCCTCGGAACGTCGTGACTGTTACGGCAGGCGACGGCGAATCAGGAATGGGGACCGTGTTTGTCGGAAACATAACTGAGGCTTGGACAATATTTCCGGAAGATGGATCGCCGAACGTTTCGTTCCACGTCGCTGCTCACGTCCTAGGAGCATTCTCAGTAGCTCCGGCACAACCGTCGAGTTTCACAGGCTCTACGGACGTTGCGACAATCTTGAACGGATTAGCGACGCAAATGGCTTTGGCCTTCGAAAATAACGGCGTGAACGTTAAATTGAATAGTCCTTATTTTTACGGCTCGCCGCGTGATCAAGCTTTAGCTTGCGTCAATGCTGCCGCAATATCGTGGAACGGTGGAGACAACGGAACATTAGCAATTTGGCCTCGTGGCGGTTCACGTGGCGGCTTAATCCCGCTCCTTTCGAAGACAACCGGGATGATTGGATATCCGAGTTACACGGCCCAAGGCATTTCTGTTCGTTCGGTTTTTAATCCGTCGATAGGTTTCGGTAGTCAAATTCAAGTTCAGTCCGATTTCGTGAAAGCTGCGAACGGAATGTGGGCAGTTTATGCGTTGAACTATGAACTTGATTCTTTGATGCCGAACGGACGGTGGCGCTCATTTATGCAGTGTTATAATTCTGCTTTCCCGTCTCCGGTTGCATCATGAGTGATCAACCCGCTCCGGGATATAAGCAACCTGAAGATAGCGCTTCAGATTATAACACCACGATCTTTTTGTGCCGCCGGTTGATCGGTCTGATGAATATTGCTACGCCGGTTCAGGTTATGGCGGTCACAAATAACGGTGGCGTTAGCCCAGTCGGGCAAGTCGATGTGATGCCGCTCGTTAGTTTGGTTAATAGCCAAGGTGTAGCGAGTCAGCATGGAACACTGCACGGCATTCCGTATTTCAGACTTCAAGGCGGAACGAACGCCGTGATCATCGATCCGGTAGTTGGCGATATTGGTTTTTGCGTTTTCGCAGATCGCGATATTTCTTCAGTCGTGAAGAATAAAGCAGCAGCGGCTCCAGGCTCAGCAAGACGGAATGATTTCGCAGACGGAATTTATGTTGGCGGAATTCTTAATGGAACGCCGAAGCAATATATTCAATTTAGCGACGATGGGATAACGTTGGCAGTCGCGAACGGTAAGAAAGTTTCAGTCATCGGAGATTTAACGGCCACCGGCGAAATTATTGCAGGTTTTGGCGGCGCTGATCAAGTCGGTGTGCAAACACACGAACACCCGACTGCCGCGACTGGCGCTCCTTCTCCTCCGACACCGGGAACGTAAATGGACACAATCGCATTAGACCCCACGAGTTGGGATTTATTTGTTGACCCGTCCGGAAATATTGCGACTGCTACTGAAGACGGAAATCCGGATTCGTTGTCTCAAGATGCCGCCAGCGCGATTCGTTTATTCCAAGGCGAACTTTGGTATGATACGTCTCAAGGCATTCCGTATTTTCAGCAAATCCTCGGAAAGTTTCCTTCGTTAACTCTTTTAAAGAGTCAATTTGTGTCTGCGGCACAAAGCGTCCCAGGCGTCGTATCCGCGAAAGTTTTCATATCTTCAATTACCGGACGAACAGTCGCAGGACAAGTTCAAGTGACTGATAAAGACGGCAACGTCACAGCGGCGAGTTTTTAATGACCAACGTACCTGCTCCGACATTCGGTCCTAATGGATTCATCGCTCCTGATGAATCAGTCGTGCTCGCTGGCGTTCAGGCGGATATTAATTTAGCTTTCGGCGGAAATCTGAATCCGGCGCTTTCGACACCTCAAGGGCAATTGGCTTCGAGTGAAGCCGCGATAATCGGTGAATCGAATAATCAATTTGTCGCGCTAACAAATCAATTTGATCCTGCTTATGCTACAGGCAGGTATCAAGATGGCCTAGCTCGAATTTATTTTCTTGAGCGCAATCCCGCGCTTCCGACTTCATTGCAAATCGCTTGCGTAGGCGGATTGAATGTTCCAATTCCGGTCGGAGCCTTGATTTGGGATGAAGATGGAAACATTTATTCTTGCCTGCAAGCCGGAATGATCCCGGCTGGCGGAAGTGTAACACTTTCATTCGCTGCCGTGATTCCGGGGCCAACGCCAGTTCCGGAAGCGAACGGCGTGACAATTTATAAAGCAATCCCCGGATGGGATTCGGTATCCGTCGTATCAGGCGTCGAAGGCGTCAATACGGAATCGCGCGCAGCATTCGAGCAACGTCGTGAAGATTCAGTCGCCGGAAATAGTTTCGGAGCGATAGGATCAATCATCGGTGCCGTTTCGAAAGTGAACGGCGTTCTAGATTATTGGGGATACGACAATGCGAGCGATGCGCCGGTAACTGTATCCGGAGTAACGGTAGGTGACAATTCAATTATCATTTCAGTCTCTGGCGGCGCTCCATCCGATATCGCTCAAGCGATACTTTCTAAAAAGGGTGGTGGCTGCGGATACACTGGGAACACGACTGTCGTTGCTTACGACAAAAATCCTCTTTATTCTGCGCCAATTCCTTATAGCGTGACGTTTGAAATTCCGACAGCACTTCAGATTTTATTTTCGGTAACGATAGTCAATGGGCCATTGGTGCCGGCCAACGCTGTTACGTTAGTGCAAAATGCACTACTCGCTGCGTTTGCTGGATCAGACGGCGGCCCGCGTGCCCGTATCGCTTCAACGCTTTATTCACTTCGCTACGTTTCTCCGGTCGCGGCTCTCGGATCATGGGCTCAAGTTTCTGCATTGCAGATCGGTTCGAACAATACGCCGGGAGCAGTCGTAATTGGATGGATTTCTGGATCAGTCTTGACGGTCGATACCGTTACGTCAGGAGCCTTAGTGGTTGGGCAAACTCTTTCCGATGCCAGTGGATTAATTTCCGTAGGAACAAATATCACGTCTTTCGGAACAGGAAGTGGTGGAACAGGAACTTACAATTTAAGTAATAGTCAAACTGCCGCTGGCGCAACGTTCACTGGTAACGGCTCAGGAACGAATTTAACCGTGAGCGGAATTACTGGCGTGCTCGGAATAGGCCAAACTGTTTTTGGAGCGGGCATCCCTTCCAATACTACAATCATCAGTCAAACTTCCGGAACGCCGGGAGGTGACGGCGTTTATGTGACCAGCGGGGCCACGACGGCATCGAGCGCCACGTGCCATGCCAGCGAGGCGATAACGCTGGCTGGAGCTAATCAAAATTCCGTCGTGGTAAACGGCAACCAAGAGCCGGAATTGAACGCAGCCAATATTGCGGTGGCATTGGCGTGAGCGATACCGGGCCTCCATACCCGCATCCTAATCCGGTTCCCGGATCGAATGCTATCGGTTTTTTTGAAATTGGCGTCAGTCCGATTGGAACAATTCCGCCGTTCGATTTTTGGAAGACCGTAATAAGTCAATACGCGAATTCTCCGATATTAACTCAACTGTTGGAAAATTTTAACGACTATATTGATCAGACGCAAAATCTCGATAACTTTTTTGATTTGATTTTCAACGTCGATACGGCTCAAGGATACGGTCTAGATGTTTGGGGAAGAATTGTTAACGTTTCTAGGACAGTTAATATTCCGGGCAACGCTGCATATTTCGGTTTTGAAGAAGCGAGCGCATTCGGCTTCGGCCAGCAATCGTTTTTCACTGGAACACCGATCACTTCAAATTTTCAATTATCTGATTCAGCGTATCGAATTTTGATTTTTGCGAAAGCATTATCAAATATTTGTGATGGATCAATTCCGAGTACGAATCAATTGTTGTTGAATTTGTTTCCGAACCGTGGCGATTGCTACGTTACGGATAACCAAAATATGACCATGACTTATACTTTTAAATTCGCGCTCACGACGGTTGAGTTGGCGATACTAGAACAATCGAACGTGCTGCCGACGCCTGCGGGCGTTTCCTTCACAATCGCTCAGGTATGAAAATGAAAAAAATTCTCGTCGCTTTCCTTTTGTCGATGACTCCGAGCATCGCTTTCGCTCTAAGCGATTCTTCGGTGCCGACAAAGTTTCCGATACCTTGGGGAAATTCGGCGACAACTCCTGACATCAGACCGATTCCTGTTCCGTCTCAAATCAGTATTCAAGCAGGCGCGGCTTCGTTGACTGACGGTTTCCCTCCGGTGACTTTTATTCCGGTGCAGTCAGGAGGCACGCCGCCATTCGGCGCGGACTTTAACGGAATTTTCAATCAGCTTTCCGCATGGTCAAGATGGCAGTCCGCTGGTAATCCTATAATTTATGATTCTGCTTTCTCTTCTTCTGTCGGAGGCTATCCGAAATATGCCGTGCTTTCGGTTGTGGCTTCGCCCGGTTGCTTTTGGGTATCGACAACGGACAATAACACATCAGACCCTGATACTGGAGGAGCGAATTGGGCAAACACTTGCAATGAATCAGTCGGCGGCGTTCTTACTGGAACGTTGCCTAATCCCGGAATGGCTTCTGGCGCGGCCTCGGCCAACATCGGCGCTCTTGGCGGTTCACTTTCAGGAACGCTTCCGAATCCAACCATTGATGCCTCTGGCGTCACTGCCG